AACCCGTCGAGGGTCATTATTGATGAGTTGCACGCGCACCGTGATCGGTCATTGTTTGATGTGTTGTCGTTGGCTATGGGTAACCGTGGCAACATTGCACAACTTGTGGCGATTACTACGGCAGGTTTGCGAACGGATGTTAGCGGGCAAGATTCTGTGGCGTATCAGCTTTATCAGTACGGCAAGAAGGTTGCGAGTGGTGAGGTGGTTGACCCGTCATTTTTTATGGCGTGGTGGGAAGCACCGGCTGAGGCTGACTATAAGAGCCGTGACACTTGGCTTGTTGCCAATCCTGGCTTTGACGATTTGGTTGCCGAGTCGGATTTTGCTAGTGCCGTTTTGCGAACACCTGAGCATGAGTTTCGCACTAAGCGTTTGAACCAGTGGGTGAATGTTAAGAATGCGTGGTTGCCTGCTGGTGCGTGGGAAGATTTGGCGGATGAGTCTGTGAGGCTCGAGCCGGGCGATGAATATTATTTGGGCTTTGACGGTTCGTGGAAGAACGACAGCACGAGCCTGATTTGCGTGATTATGCCGCGGTTTGATGGCGATGTGTTTCGGGTGTTTCGCGCCGGATCGTGGGAGAAAGATTTCACGGTGAATGATGATTCGTGGGTGATTGACAAACAGCAGGTTGCGAACTTTGTTGTGGAGTTTACGCGTGAGAATCCGGGTTGCCGGGAGATGGTGTGTGACCCGACCTATTGGCAAGATGAAATGTTTCAGTGGGCGAGTGCGGGTGTGACGGTTGTGGAGTTCCCACAGACTTTGGCCTATCAGGTGCCAGCTACTTCTAAACTTTTTGAAGGCATCATGTCTAAGAAAATCCGGCATGACGGTGACCCGGCTTTGGCGCGGCATCTTGAAAACTGCATCCTGAAAATGGATTCTAAGGGCGGTTCGAGGCTTACAAAGGATTATCGGAACCCGAAACTGAAAATTGACAATGCCGTAGCGTTGATGTTCGCCTACTCGAGGGCATCGGCTAAACTCGAACCCGAGGTTATCCCACAATTTTATTTTTAGGCGGTCAAATGTTTTCAACTATTTTGCAGTTGGTTGGCGTTGCCGTCATCGTTGGCGGCGTTGCCTTGTTGTCCATTCCTGCTGCGGTCATCGCTGGTGGGCTTGCGTTGGTTCTCATCGGTTTGGCGGTTAGTCGGTAATGTTCGAAAACTTGTTCGAGAAGCGCACCATTTCGTTTCAAACCTTGTGGGCTTCGGGTGGTGATTTGCAACCGGCGAACCTTTCGGGTGTGGTGGTCAACGCTGACACCGCGCTCACCATCAATGCTGTGTTCAGTGCGATTAGTTTGTATGCCGACTCAGTTTCGACTCTGCCTATTGACGCATATTTTCGGCGCGATGGTGAGTTGTTGCCGTTCCGAACGACGGGCGGTGTGCCTGCGTGGGTGCAAAACCCTGATGTGGACTTTGTTGGGTATTCGGCTTTTTACTCGTCAATAATTGTGAGCTTGATGCTCGAAGGGAATGCGTTTGTAAGAATTTATTCAAACAGTGCGGGCGAGGTTGTCAATCTTGTTGTGTTGAACCCGACTGATGTTGATGTGAAGCGCAACGGGTTGGGCCGTCTCATTTTCACGATCAAGTCATCGAAAGAAACTTTGAACGCTGATGAGATGATTCATGTCATCGACATTTTGCGACCTGGTGCGGTGCGTGGCATTTCGCGCGTTGAGGTGTTGAAAGAGAATCTAGCGATTGCTAAGGCACTCGAGGGTTTCACCGCAACTTTCTTTGGCTCTGGCGTAAACATGGCTGGCATCATCGAAGTGCCCCAACAGTTGACGCAAGAGCAGGCTGAGGCGTTGGCGAATGGTGTTGACCGCCGTCACGGTGGTTTCCGCAAGTCTGCCAAGACTGGTGTGCTTACGGGTGGCGCAATGTGGAAGCCAACGGGCATTGATCCGGACAAAGCTGGACTTATTGAGCAGCGCAAGTTTGCTGTGTTGGATGTTGCGCGCGCGTTTGCTGTGCCACCGTACCTGCTCGGCGTTACCGATGGCGGAATGTCTTATTCGAGTGTCGAGCAACAGGGCTTGCAGTTTGTTTCTATGTCGTTGCGCCCACTTGTGGCGAAGCTTGAAAACGCTTTCTCGAAACTGATGGCGCGCACTCCCGGTGGCGAAAACGCGTTTATTCGTTTCAACATGGATGCGCTTGTGCGCGCCGACCTGTCTGCACGCACCACCGCTTACTCGAGCGCGTTGCAGGCTGGCTGGATGAGCATTAACGATGTGCGCCGGGTCGAGAATCTGCGCCGTGTTGATGACCCGTCAGCAGACAAGCCGCGTGTGCCGTTGGCTTCGGTCAACATTGATTCGGCAACGCTTACGGGCGATAAAGAACGGGTGCAAATGGCGCAAATGCTTGTCGCGGTCGGTTACTCGCCAGAGTCGGTTTCGAAGTATCTTGGCCTTGACATTTCGCACACAGGTTTGCCTTCGTCTCAGCTTCAGCAAATTGCGCAGATTGATCCTGAGAACCCGTCTAGCGCGTATCCGATTGGTGGGAACTAATGCAGGCACCGGGCTACCTTGATTTGGATTGTTACCAGGGCGCAAACTTTGACTACCAGCTCACTTGGGCGGTTGCCGGTTCAGCGGTAAATGTGACGGGTTACTCATCCCGGATGCAGGTGCGTGAGTCGGTTGAGTCTACCGCTGTTGCGCTTTCGCTTGTTTCTGGCACTGGTATCACTTTGGGCGGTACGGCTGGCACTATCGCTTTGGCTGCCGTTGCCACGGCTACTGCCGGTTTGACTGCCGGGCAATATGTTTATGACCTTGAGATGGTTTCGGGTGCAGGCTATGTGACCCGTCTTGTTGAAGGCAATTTTGTTGTTTATGCTGAGGTTACGCGTTGAGCACAACAGTGACGGTGACCGCATCAACGGCGGTGGTGACGGTTGATGAGACTTCTGCCACGGTTAATGTTGTTGGCTCTGATGCGGCAACTGTTTCTGTTGGTCAGAATGTTGCGCCCGAGGTTGCGTTTACTGTTCAGGGTGGAACGGATGGCACGCAACCAACTTTTAACGGCGCACCACTTTTTGAGGGTTCGTTTGTGATGGTTGATCGGTTGGTGCATTTTCGCATCAATGTTTTGATGACGAATATCACCGGCTTCGGGACTGGTCAATATTTTGTAACTTTGCCTTACGCTTCGAGGCACACTTATTTGACTAGCGACGGCCACTTGCATGATGTGTCTACAAATAGGGATTACACCTTGCAGGGTCATGTGTTTGCTGGCTCAAATGTGATGAAACTGTTTTACACAGGCACGAATGGTCAGCAGGATGAGTTTGAGCACAACAAGCCGATCACGCTTACTACGGATGATATTTTTCACATTTCTGGTACTTATATGAAGGATGGTGCGTGATGCCTTACGCAATAACAAATGAGAGTGCTGATTGTTCGGGGTGGGCAACTGTTGACCCTGACGGCGATGTGATTGGGTGCCACCAAACGAAAGCTGAGGCTATCGCTCAGGCTGTTGCTGTGTCGTTGGCGACGGGTGAAGAATTTGTTGGAGAGCGCGCGTTGCCTGATTTGGGTGCGCCAGAGTTTATGCGTGAGGCGGCGCGACAGGGCGTGGAATGGTTTGAGGCGGGGCTTGCCGGTGATGGTGTGACGGATGAAACGGTTTCTGAGGCGCGCTTGATGGCTGACGGTGTTGTGTCGGCTGATAAGTGGGTGCGTGTGTCGGCGTGGATTGCCCGCCACCTTGTTGATTTGGATGCGCCGGGGGCTGATCCTGAGTCGGATGAGTACCCGTCACCGGGTGTTGTGGCTCACGCGTTGTGGGGTTCTGTGGGCGGGCGTGATGGTGCGTTGCGTGTGCAGGCTTACGCTGATGGGGTTGTGGCGGATATTGCTGAGGATGAGTCTGATGATGAGGATTCTGACACTCAAGATGGCGAACGGGTGAGCGCATATCGGGCGGGTAAACTTTCCGGCATGAGTAAAGTTGAGACGCGCGAGTTCACCACTACGATTGAGTTGCGTGCTGACGGTGACGGCAACACTTTTAGTGGTTATGCCGCATTGTTTGATTCGCCTTCTGAGCCGTTGCCGTTCACTGAGGTCATCAAGCGTGGTGCGTTTACTCGTTCGCTCAAGTCTCGCAACGATGTGAAGATGCTTTGGAATCATGACAGTGGCGCGGTGTTGGCTTCGACTCGTTCCGGCACGCTGTCACTTGTTGAGGATGAGCGCGGTTTGAAGGTCACCGCTGTGCTTCCTGATACCACCGCCGGGCGTGACGCTCGAGAACTGATTAGCAAAGGGATTGTTGACGCGATGTCGTTCGGGTTCTCAGTCCCGTCTGGCGGTGATTCTTGGTCGAGTGACGGGAACACTCGCACACTAAAGTCTGTGCGTCTGCACGAAGTCTCTGTTGTCGCGTGGCCCGCGTATTCCGCTACTGGTGGCACTGTGAGCGTTCGAGCACTTGACAAGCTGGCGCAGCGCGCAGAGGTTGATGCTGACGCGCTACAAGATGTGTTGACGCGCATCGAGGCTGGTGCTGAGTCGTTGACGGCGGCGGATCGCGCACTGGTTGAGAAGGTTCTTGACCGTCTTGCGCCCGAGGTTGAGGCTGACGAGGTTGTGGGTGACTTGGATTTGTTGGCGTTGAAGAAGAAGAAGCTTGACCTGCTCGAGCGTTTTTAGTTAGCCTTGACCAGATAGCTAAAGAAAGCTGGCTATTGGCATGAGTGGTCAAAAGCACTCGAACAGCGCAAGGCTCTTGTTCGTAATGGAATGGCATCCTTGTTCTAGGCAAGACGCTCGGGGTGCGTGATTCCGGGCGTTTTGCTTTTTTGCGCGTGTTTAGTTATCCGCTAAACGCTTACCGCGTATCCTTTTAGTGATTCAGCGTTAGCGCGGTCACGGTTCAGAGTTAGCTCGGCCACTTCCCTATAACCTTTTTGATTGGAGTTATGATGAGTGAGTTCATCAAGTCACAGTCAGAGGTCAAGGCAAACCTCGTTCACCAGATCCGTTCCATCATTGATGGTGCTGAGGCTGAGAAGCGTGGCCTGACCGCTGAAGAAAACCAAACCATTGACCGCATTGAGTCGGCTATTGACGATGCACAGCGTTCGATTGCTGTTGCTGAGCGCACTGAGGTTCGCCGCGCTGAGGCTGAGCAGGCTGCCGGGGCTTTTGTTCCCGCAACTGTTGAGGCTCGTTCTGAGGCTGACATTTTCCGCGCTATGGCTTCGGGCGAAATCCGCTCGCACCTGTTCGAGAAGCGTGCCACGCTTGTCAACTCGGCTGACACGGTGCCGGTTGATTTCTACAACCGTCTTTGGATGATTGCTCGCAAGGTTGGGCCGTTCCTCGATGTTGCTGATGTGATTGTTCGCAACTCTGGCAACGACCTGCGCCTGCCTGTGATGACCGCGTACAGCACCGCAACGGCTACCACCGCCGGTTCTGCAATCGCACAGTCTGAGCCAACCTTCTCATCCATCCTGTTGTCGCCTGTCAAGGGTGCGTTCCTTTCGCTCATCACGAACGAACTGATCGCTGACGCTGGCTTCGACATTGTTTCGGCTATCGCTGAGCAGGCTGGTAACGCAATCGGTACTTGGGCAAACGGTTCGGCAACGACTGCAGTTGTTGGCGCGGCTGGTTCGGGTGTTGCACTTGGAACTTCGGTTCTCACGGGTGATGGACTTATCGACCTTGCATACAGCATTGACGGCGGTTACCGCCCGAACGCTGGCTACATGGCGGCAGGCTCAACGCTTGGCGCGATCCGCAAGCTAAAGGACTCAGCCGGAAACTACCTTTACACGGTGGGTCAGGGTGTTCCTGACACCTTCGCTGGTTTCCCGGTTTACGAGAACCCATCGATGTCGGCTGTTGGTTCGGGTGTCAAGTCGGTTCTGTTCGGTGACTTCAAGGCTGTTGCTATCACGCACACGCCTGTTGATGTTGCTACTTCGACTGACGCTTATTTTGACCAGGATGTTACGGCTTACCGCACGAGCTTGCGTTTCGCCGCTTCTCTCAAGTCGGCTGGCGCGGTCAAATACTTGACTACTTCTTAGAAGTCAAACGCAATAAAGTTTCTCCCCCGGCTTACCGGGGGAGATTCTTTTTGCGCCATTCCATAATGTAAGAATGTTGTTTTCTGGAGTTACAACTTTTGCAACATGGCACAAGATTCCCAATCGAATGTCTGCCTCCTCGCGCGATAGGCACAACATGATCCGCAGTAATGTTTTCTTTCGCACCGCAGTAATTACATGGCGAACTATAAAGCCGCTTCAACTCTTTGTGCAAAATAATAAAGACACCATTTTGTTTTTGCATTGCGCGCCTGCGATGATAAGCCTGACGATGAACTTCTGGATTTGCCTTGCGCCAGTTGGCACCTTGTTCAAGTAAGCGTTGTTTATTGGCACTTCGCCAGTCCCTAGATTTTTGCCTGTATGTTTCTAGGTTTTTTGAACGGTATTCTTTTTGTTGTTTTAACCGTTGTTCACGATTCGCTTGATAGTTAGCGCGAGATTCAGCATTGCGTTGCGCTTTGTGGTTGTGGTGTGACGCGCGCTGGCGTTCCCTAGACAGGTTGACATCAGCGTGATATCTGGCGCGATTATTTGCAACGATGCGCTCTTTATTTAGTTGCCGGTAGACGCGATTGCAACTTTTGCATTGTGACTGCAAACCATCGCGCGTATTTGTATTTTTGCAAAACGCATCAAGCAACTTAAGTTGACCGCATTTATGGCAAGTCTTAGACTCATTCATGTTGAACTCCTAACCAGTTTGACCACGCCCCTGACCGTTGACGCGGTGCAGGGGTTTCTTATAGTTTAGCGCATTTGTGTAGGCTTGAGTCATGGGCAAGGAATACGAAAAAGTAAACGGCGCAATCGCGCTGGCATCGAACACACCGGGACTGCCGACGGGCTACGGCACACAAGGCGCACAGTTTCTTGAACGCTGTTTGCGCCACGGCATGAAAGTTGCCAGCCTGTCAAACTATGGGCTTGAGGGCAACATTGAAACGGTCAAAGTTGGCAAACACCAGATTCCGCACTACCCCAAAGGCTTCCACCCATACTCGGCGGATGTAATCCCACAATGGTTCTCACACTTCGACAAAAGCACCAGCACCAAAACGGCGTTGATGACTTTGTATGATGTGTGGGTTTATGAGCAGTTGGCCGACTCGTTCAAGGTTGATGGGCAACCCATCCCAATCATCAGTTGGGTTCCGCTCGATCATGTTTCGTTGCCACCAGCGGTTGCACAGTTTTTGCGCCGCGACAATGTGACCGCCGTGACGATGGCCCCACATGGGCAACGCCAGCTCGAGCAGGCAGGCATCGACTCGGTTTATATTCCGCACGCCATTGACTTGCACACTTACAAACCAACTGAGCGCATGCACCTTGTTGACATGACGGGGCGCGAATACATTTTAGGCAACCGGCAAGATGTGTTCCTGGTCGGCATGGTCAGCGCAAACAAAGCGAACGGCATGGTGCATCGTAAGAGTTTCAGTGAGTCGTTTGCAGCGTTTTCTTTGTTCAGCAAAATCCATGATGACGCGGTTTTGTATGTTCATGCTGAGCCGGGCGCAATCATGGGCGGTTTCACTTTGCCTATGCTGGCGAAGGCGTACAACATTGAGCCGGGCAAAATTATCTTTCCCGATCCGGTGCAACACCGTCTTGGGTACGATGACCGCGACATGGCGGCACTCTATTCGTCGTTTGATGTTTTGTTGCACCCGAGCATGGGTGAGGGTTTCGGTTTGACCGCGCTTGAGGCGCAAGCCTGTGGAACAAGGGTCATCACCTCATCTTGGGCGGCATCACCAGATTTGGCTAGTGAAGATTCGTGGCTGGTTGAGGGTCAACCGTGGTGGAATGAGCAGATGAAAGCGGTTTCACAAGTGCCGTTGATCCAATCCGTTTTCACGGCGTTACAAATGGCGTATGAGCAGGGTCGCGGTCATTCGGTTGCGTCGGTTGAGTTCGCGCAACAGTTTGATGCAGACAAGGTGTTTGCTGAGAAGTGGCTACCGTTTCTGAAAGGGTATTTTGCATGATTCCGTTGATTGGTGTGCCGACTCTTACACGGCATGATTTGTGTGACCGAATGTTGGCGAGCATTGATTACCCGGTGCAAGATTTGATTGTGGTGGACAATAAGCCTGATGGGTGGGAACCGACTAAGCCCGCGTTGGTGGAACGGTTGCACCATATTCGGTTGCCTCAGAATCTTGGGGTGGCTGGTTCGTGGAATTTGATTGTGAAGTGTTCGCCGTTTGCGCCGTCATGGGTGATTGTGAATGACGATGTGGTTTTTCAGCAGGGCGCACTGGAGACGATGGCTGACAGCCTCAGAAGTGATGCGTTGCAGTTTTTTGCGGTGTCACCTAAGTGGGCGGCGTTTGCGATTGGTGAGGATGTTGTCAAAAAGGTTGGGCTGTTTTCTGAGCTGTTTCATCCAGCGTATTTTGAAGATAACGACATGGAACGGCGCGTAATGGCTGAGGGCTTTGACATTGAGATGGTGAACGCGCTTGTGGATCACGACAACTCATCAACGCTGAAGTCTGGTTTTGACATTCAGAATCACAAAAGCTTCAAAGTCAACAGTGAGACGCATCGGGCGCGTGAGGCCAATCAGGTTATGACTGGTGGCGAGTGGGATTTGATTTTGCGCCGTGAGCTGTCATGGGATTGACAACTGTTATTGCAACCGCGCCGGGGCGTGAGCATTGGGTTGCACAGTGTTTGGCAAGTCTTGACGGTGCTGACGCTTTGGTTGTTTCCCTTGAGGGCGGTTTTGAGTTGGGCAAACTTCAATGGGTTTATGAAAACACCACACTTGACCGTTGGCTTTTTTTGCAAGACTCGGCTGAGGTGTTGTCTAAGGGCTTTTGGGGCAGACTGGCAGAGTTTCCCGGCTCGGTTGCCCTG